TAGCATCTCTACCTCTGATTGCTCCTCTGATCTGTGATCCGTCGGCCAGTCTTTGTGTACCAGCTGTATTGGTTGCTGTGGGTGTATATGTATTTATATCCTCTTGATCTGAGAATCTAATAAACATATCATCTTGTGTTGACGTATCACCAATTGTTGTTTCTGTTCCAAAAAACACTAAGTGTCTGTCAGGAGTGGATACTATCATGTGTCTTGATGCTGTTGGTGCACCGGATATAATAGTTGCTCTGGTGTTTTCAGCACCTGATGCAGCAGAATTCCATTCAAACACAGCACTGTCGTGTATTAAACAAATAGCTTTATCACCAAAATTATCTAATGACCACATACCAGGTTCTAATACTAAGTCTCCTGATGCTGCTTCACCCCACGCCACAAAATTTGTTGTGCTAGTTACAGTCGCTCCACCACTATGAGCAGCCTTAGTCGTACCTCTAACTTCTCTTGTTACACCCGTTAGTTCATTACCAGATATACCTGTATAAGATATTTCTTCATTGTCTATTTTTATAAAATTTGTTCCTGAGCTTGGAAACTGAGATACATCACCTAATATAATTCCTGTAGTTACAGTATCGTTAATACCATTTGTCAATGTTGTTGTAGGTTCTCCTATAGCTTCACCACCCCAAGTTCCAAGAGACCACCCAAAACCTTTTGCTTGCACAGCTGGTCCTACAGGATAATAATGTTGAACTCTAATACCACCAGATGTTGTTGCACCTGATCCACTTTCATTTGATGGCATTGTAATTGTAAGTGTTGTTGATGATGGAACACTTGTTACCATAAATTTTTTATCGTCAAAATCAGATGCACTAAAATTAGAATTAGTTATTGCACTAAAATTATCTAACAAAATTATATCTTGTTCTCCAATACCATGATCTCCACTAAATGTTATTGTAACAACATCTGATCCGTTGCTCGTGCTAAATGCATTTGTAAGCGTTGTTGTTGTTTTGATAGGATGTATGTCATAGAATACACCACCTGAGTATGCGTATAAAACTCTGTTTGTTCCAATGATTGCGTATTTTCTAGCTTTACTATTTACAAAATGATGTAGTCCTCTACCAGCACCTGTGAGAGCATCGTCTCCTAATTGCTTCCAGCCACCTATTTTTTCAGGTGTACCATATCTAAACCTAACATTATCACAATCAATCCACTGTCCCTCTGCTCCTGTAGGTGTGATTTGTTTGTTAATACCTGGCTGAAAACCTATCTTTTGTAGCATAATAAATCCATTT